CCATGATGTTCATATAGTCCGTCATGGTTTGTGCGGCTTTCATCGGATCGTCGAGCGAAACCTTATACTGGTTCATGGCGGTGGACATGGCGGCAGACGCTCCGGGAACATCATTCTGCATCGTCTTACTAAGCGTCATTACGTTATTCGACATGATTTCCAGCGCGTCCGGTGCTTTTTTCAGTTCCGGAGTTATCTTTGAAAGCAAGTCCTTGTAAACGCCCATAGCGTTTGCCGCATCGACACCGAATACTTTTGCCGTATTCCGGGCTTTGTCAGCAAGAGCGTCCAGTTCTTTGCCTTCCATATTGGTGATACCGGACATTTCAGCAACGGCAGTTTCAAAACGGATACCCGGCTCGATAGCATCGTTAAAGGAATCACGGATATTGTCGACACCTTCCTTCAGTTGGTTGAGAAAGAACATTCCTTTTCCCAGCCCTTCCAGTTTTCCGGCTGCTTTCCCCGATGTTTCTCCAAGACGGTCGACCACTTCCTCCGTGTCGTCGATGACCCGTGTAGCTTCTTCAGCCGCATCGGTCGCGGCATGTAACGGAGAGGTGATCCTGTCAACCAGTTCCAATATCCATTGAGTCACTTGCATTGTCTTTTGAGAATAATCGGTTTACTACTTTAGCGACTGCATTATGCACCACTATTTCAAATTCTTCCAACTCAGTTTTCCGCAACATGCGGTATTCGGCATAGAGCCTGAGCCATTCATCTTCGTCCAGTTTGCCCGGAACGTCGACGCCATATACTTTTTTCAGAATGGCGTCTATTCCCTCGACAAGACCGAACGCTGATGAATATTCCTCTATGCTTTGCTGATAAAAGCCGCCTGACCGGCAATCAGTTGTCCGATAGCGGTAAGGACGGAAGTATAGACAGCGGAATCTTCCAACGCCTCCATATTGCCTGCCGCCACGCAGTTCCGGATCAGGATGTCATTCGCTTCTTCAAGATCATCCTTTTTCTTTGCCATAGCCAGCAGGATATTTTTATTCGGACGGACAATCAGGTAGTCGTAGCGTTCATCCTCGTCCACCTGTACGGTGACATGCTTCAGGCGTTTTCCGTATTTCAGTTTCATTCCTGCATGTTCTTCTTCTGTGAAATCAACTATCAAAGCTTTTTCCTCCTTTGTCAGTTCCTCGTAAGGCTTTCCAGCCTTGATTTTCTTATCTTCTTCTTTCATTTTAAAAGTCTTTTAAACGGTTATTAAACTACATTGCCACGTTCCAGTCGATATGGCTGGGAAGAAGGGTGAATTGTGTGGCAATGCTTTTATCACCCTGTTTAACGTCTACGCCATTGTCCGTAAATTCGACGTTCCGGATTACGTCTTTCACGACAAGCCCTTTATACTCATACATGACCGGAATATCAAATGGTTCTATATCCGTGAGGCGCTTTCCCGGACCGAGTGCCAGTTGCAAGGCGTTCACCTCTTCTTTCAGAAGGGTGATCGATGCTTCAGCCTTGTAATTCCCCTCACCGCGACCGACAGGATATTCACCGGCACCGTAGATGTTTTCCTTCTCTTTGCTGTCTTTATAGGAAAGGGCGGTGATACCCTCCACCTGACGACCGAGCATGACAACCTTGACACTGTTCCATCCGGCTATTTTTCCGAATTTGTTGATTAATGTTCCTAACAATCCCATATTTTCAGATTTTATTCGTGAAACCCAAGTCAATCTCAAACTCATGTACAATACCGTCTGCAACCAGTTTTACCTTGATATTGAAAGGCTTGTCGCTGACAGCCATTTGTTTTGGATTGATGTAAATGTCGAAGTCCGCGATATCCTCCGAATTGACCATGCTTTCCAGCGCGGATTTGACAAGCGCGTCCCAACTGCTGATAGTGGTGTTGCTGATGTATCCGGTTGACGGGTCAGCCTTCACCTTGCCTCTTACACGTGGCAACAAGGTATTGCGGATGATTCGTGCAGCCTTGTTCCAAACAGCATTATATTCAATATATGCATAGTCGCTTTCCTTCTCAGTACAAGTACATGAATTGCTGAAAAAGAACCCGGCATACCCTTGAAAGCTGCCGACGAAGTTATATCCCTTATCGGTCAGTTTCTTCTGGTCGGATTCACCCAGCTGGGAGAAGGGTTTCCCATTGCTCAAGGCAGCGTCCAGCCAAAGCCCGTACAGTTTGTCAGTCAACGGATAGTCTTTTGTCCCTTTTGCTGTCCGGGGATGGTTCTCAATATCGACACTGCCCATATTTTCATGTACATAGCGGACAGACAACATCCCGAGCGCACTGCCTACGGCAGCGTGTGTCCGGTATGCTTCGTCCTTTGCCGCCCATGCCGGGTCTTGTGCAATCACGACAGAGACATTTTCGGCATCCAACTGCCGGAGATCGACAGCGTCGGCAATGGCATTGATATACTTGCCGACACCTTCCAATATCACCGCATCGATATACAGGTGGTCTTCCCTGAATTTATTGACCAACTTCTGTGTCTCTTGTACGGCTACGGTGATTGTCTCGTCCGCAGTCAGTGAACAGATACCGATGGTGTTTACTCCGTTGATGGTACGTACCGCATTGACGAAATCTTCTTTCGTCAGCAGGCTTGACACCTTTTCAGACTTCGGAACCAGCATAAGATACAGTGAACGTTCCGGAGACAGGCGGAAGACTTCGCTGGTATGGTAATGCACCAGTTCCTTGTTTTCAAGGTCGATGTCAGCGTCCCATCCCAACGCTTCCAAATCGGTGATATCGTTCAGGACTTCCGGCTTGTAATATTCAAGTTCTCCGATCTCCGAACCACCGACCACGAGCAGAATGACGCGGTCACTGGTATCGGTATCCCGTACCAGCCCGCCATTTGCTTTGTTAATGATTACTCCTGTAAAATTTCCCATAAGATAATTCGTTATACGGATTTGCCTGATAAGATAGCACCGACACCGAAGTCTTCGATACGGTCTACAATACCGTAGGTTTGGGTACGGTATTCACTCGTAGGACTCTTGCTGCGTGTATCGGTCGTTTCCGGACGATACAGGGATTTCACGGATTCGATGTGGTAATACGTATTCGGAGCATAGAAGAACGTGCTTGCCTGGAAGTCCGTTTCGGCAGACGGTTTTGTACCTTCCGCCACCTTTATGGCTGTATCCGCATTATAGAACGGGCAGTCGTTGTTCTCAAAGAACTTGATACCCATGAACCCTTTCGGTTTTCCGGTTGCCGGATCAAGATAGAAAGTACGGTCATAGAAGTACTTGGACGCATCCTTATCCAGTAACAAATCACCCATGTGCAGTGGGGAAAGCACCATGTACAGGGCATCGGTAACGGGAAGGTTCCACGTTTTTGCGAGCGTCGCAAAATCGACCAGATCCTTATAAGACAGTCTCAAACGACCGTTAATATCTTTCTCGCCCGTTGTCCGGATAACAGGCATTTCTTCTTTTGAATCATCCTCCGGAGCTAATTTATGTAACACGTGGTTACGGATACCGACTTGAAAGGCTTCATTGTGTTTCACACGGATAGCAGCGCGCTTGTCAAAAGCGAGATAACGGATTTCGTCATCCGTACAGGAACTTGGTTCTGTATCGTAGATTTCCCACGGTACGATATAATTCTTTCCGGTCATTTGCTTCGGCTCGAAATCTTCTGTGTTGTTTACGCGAAAACCGACATTGTTAATCAGTTTGTTTCTGCGTACACCGTCCGCAGCCAAAGCTCCGGCAGGAACAGAGCCTAAAACTTGCATGAAGTCCGCCCTGTAATTGCGACGTTCGATCAACAGTTGGGGATCGACGTACTTGTTCAAATAAAGACCGTCTACTGGTTGTGCCATATTCTTTTTTTTAAATGGTTAGTATTTTATTTTCCGTTACGCTTTATGTAGTCATTCAAAAGACGTTCGTATTCAGCCGGATTTTTCTCCATGATATTTTTCAAAGCCTCCGGATCGTTTTGAAGGTCTTCGAACTTTTTGTTTGTGGTATCCGTCAGACTGGGAGCATGAACTTCAGGCATTTCCACAGGCTTGATAGCGTCGAGCAGCTTCTTTGCCGTATCGAAGTTGCTGGTCAGGTTCGTTTTCCAGTCATCGCGTACGTCTGCGGTGATTCTTTTTTCTTTGATAGCTTTGTTCAGGACGTTCTCGATCTCCTGTTCCTTGCGTTCCTCTTCCTGTCTTTCGAGCATGTCGACGCGGTCTGCCTTACGTTTCCACACGTCTACCTGCGCGATAAATTGTGCTTCCGTGGTACTTGCGTCCATCCCGAAGCGGGTAGTCAACATTGTTAAATCCATGTCATTTTTTGATTTTTCGTTATTAATAGAGTCAGTAATCTCAATTTCACCTGTGTAGCCGCAGTTGGTGATCATTTGTGCCGTAGCCTTATCAACCTTTGCCTTGCCCGTTACTTCCGTCACAAAGCCATTTTCCTTTGCTTCCTGTGCACTCATCCAATAGTCACCATTATCCCATGCGTCTTTGATTTTTTTCTTGTCGGTACACTTTGAAAGGAAAGCGTTCAGGTAGTGTTCATTCAGTTTGCGCATGACTTCCAAAGTGGATTCAATATCAGCGACTTTCCCGCATGCTCCCCCGCTGACCTGATGGATCATGAAAAGCCCGTTGGCAGGCATAGAAAATGATGTGCAGTTAATAGCGATGTATGTTGCCGCACTGGCTACCAGTGCACCGCCTTCGCCTGTGATTTTGCCGGGAAACCTTTTGATCACGTTCACAATTTCGTTGGCTTCGAAGCATTCGCCACCCGGACTGTTGATATAGATATGCACGTCCTTGATTCCTGATCTTATCAGTTGCTCAACTTTGGAAGTGAATTCCGCTTCCGTCTCCCTCCATTTTGATATTGTGCCTTTGAGTTCAATCCGGGCACGTCCGTTTTCCGCTGTTGCAGTCAGATTCATTTTCGCGATATTTAAAATTTCATGCTGCAAAATTGGAAAAGGAAAGGCGGGTACGGAAAAAGCGTTTTCATCTTGGAAAAAAAACAGTGTTAACAAGGACGTATTTTTTCCAACTTGGAAAGAATACGTTCCAACATGAAAAGCCGTTTTCCACAGGTGATGATGAAATATGACCTTTGCTGCGTAAACGAAAGGAAGCGATATGCCAAGCAAAGAATACTACCGTAAATTGAAGAAGGAAGCGCACGACCTTTATGTACGTGAAGGAATGACGTGCAAGGAGATTTCCACACGAATAAACGTGTCGGAAAGGTCTGTTTCAAGCTGGATTAATGAGAATGACGCACTTTGGAAAAAAGAGCGTCAGGCGTCTGTTATTTCATCGCAAAAGCAGGGTGACAACCTGAAACAGATTATCAACATTCTTGCAGACCAAAAACTGGAGCTGCTGCGCATGATTGACGAAGCCATTGCGGAAGGTGACAGCGACAAGGTGCTCGAACTACGGAAACAGGCGGCTACACTTGACAACAGTGTGGCGCAATGGGGGAACCAGCTCAAAGAGGTGGATAAAAAGAACCGGATTACGCTGGCTATTTACATTGATGTCATGAGTCGGATATTCGATGCGATGAAGGTATACAATGCAGACCTTTATTTTAAAACACTGGACTTTCAGGAGAACCACCTTTATGAAGCTGCAAAAACGCTGGGATAATGAAAGTCGAAGATAGCAAAGCCCTCAAAGAATATCAGGAGAAGTTAAAACGTGCGCGGTGCACGGGCAACCTGATTGATCCGGATGAATCGTTGACAGTTCGGATGAACCGCATACAGCGTGCTAAAAGTGATGTCAAATATCTTGTTGAAACTTATCTTCCGCATTATGCGACAGCGGACTGTGCGGACTTTCAGATCGCTCATGCCAACAAGGTGATGAACGACCCGATTTACAAGGGATATGCCGAATGGGGACGCGGACTTGCAAAGTCGGTGTGGAACGATGTGATTATTCCCCTATGGTTATGGATCAACGGTGAGACGCATTATATGTGTATCGTTTCCGATACGTTTGACCGTGCGTGTGACCTGCTGGAAGATTTACGTGCGGAATTCGAGGCAAACGAACTTTTGAAACACGACTTTGGCGAGCAATATAATCCGGGATATTGGGAAAAGGGAAATTTCGTCACGATGAACGGGTTTATCTGCAAGGCGTTCGGTGCGAAGCAAAAGGTGCGCGGGCTTCGTAAAGGCGCACACCGTCCGGATTTGTGGGTGATCGACGACTTGGAAACACCGCAGACTATCAAAAACAACCGGATGCAGGATGATTATGCGGACTGGATTGAAGCGGACGTACTGGCAACCATGACGGGAAAACGCAGACGTCTGATAGGTGCCAACAACCGTTTTGCATCCCGGATGGTTCAGACATTGTTAAAACAACGGCACCCTGATTGGGACTGGAACTTGGTGAAGGCTTATGATCCGGTAACGTATGAACCGGCGTGGAAATCGATGTATTCCGCCCAATTCTACCGTCAACAGGAAAAAGACATGGGCATTCTCGCGGCACATGCGGAGTATAACCACGTACCGCTTGTCAAGGGTAAAATATTCAAGCCGGAAATGGTGAAGTGGGGAAAGCTCCCTGACCTCCACACGATGAATGCAATCGTGGCACATTGGGACATTGCGTATGCCGGGACAGATACGAGTGACTTTAACGCATGTAAGATTTGGGGACGGCATAAAAATGATTTTTGGCTGATAGACGGATTCGTAAAGCAGTCAAAGATGAAACTCTGCGTACAGTGGATGTGCATGAAGCAGGCTGAATTCAGGGCAAAGGACATTATCTGCTTTTGGCAGTATGAGTCCCAATTTTGGAACGATGAAGTCAAACGTATCATAGGGGAAGCCGAGACGGAGACAGGTGTGGAGTTGAACCTTGTTCCGGTACAGACGCCTAAAACAACGAACAAGATACTTCGTATGATAAGCATGCATCCATATTATCAGAATTCCCGGATGCATGTCAACGAGGAACTGAAAGCAAACCCGGACATCGCTGTCGGTCTGAAACAGTTATATGCAGTCGAACCGGGCATGACGGAACATGATGACAGCCCGGACGCTGACGAGCAGGCAGTGAAGAAACTTGAAATATACACTGATCCTCCGCAGTCGGAGGACGAACCCGTGACACGACCGTGGAAGGCGGGAAGATATAAACGAAAATACACCTGGTAACTATGAGGTATATCAACATGGATGACTTGACAACCGTCATACAAAATCGGTTGCTGGTTGAAAGTATCGAAAAGGATGAAGAAGTCTTGAATGGAATTGAAGACCTTGTCATCAGTGAAGTGTCCGCCTATCTGAGCGACCGTTATGACGTTGGGAAAATATTTGATGAGCATCCGATACGGACAGGGCTGTTGGTGCGTGTGATTGCCTGTATCACAGCCCGTCGTGCTGTCGGTCGCAATGCCGCACGTAAAGTTCCGGATTCTCTGTCGGACTTGAACGATTGGGCGGACAGCATACTTGTCAAGCTGCGTGACGGAATCATGTCGCTGCCTCCTGGGATTCCTTTGATAACGGACGAAGAGGGTAATGTCGAATCCCCCATTCTGTTTGGTCACACACGGAATAACGGATGGTTTCTTTAAATAGTTTTTAAACCGTTTTTAAAAGGTATGTTATGCACAAGAAGTTAAGAGAAATATTCAACTGGTTTCAGCAGAAAGCTATCCGTCGGATGAGCCTGAGAAATGTACTTAATGAGTATTATTTCCGGATGGATGGCAGTGGGATGCAATCCGTGTCAGGTGCTGCTTATAAAAGGCAGGCTGTGGTTTACCGCGAAAAGACCATTGACGACTGGATCATGGCGGTGACTGCGGCAACCGATCCGGACGACCCGCGACGTGGCTTGCTATATCGGTTCTACCAGTCGTTGTACAATGACGAACATTTGCAAACAACGATTGACAATCGAGTCTTACCTGTGCAACAGGCGGAGTTCAACCTTGTCGACGACAATGATAATGAGGACACGGAAGCAAAGAAGCTGCTGGATCGTCCGTGGTATCACCAATTAATCCGGATATGTTTTTTACACCAGTTGCAGGGAGTATCGCTTGCCGACATTTCCCATCTTGACGATAATTTGGAAATCAGCCATGTGGAAGAAGTTCCCATGTCAAACTATATCCCGCAACAGATGATTATTGTCAAGGAAGAATCGGACAAAACCGGATGGTCATATAAGGACGGTGCACTTGAACCCTATTATGTACAGTTCGGAAACGCATGGGCTTTGGGAATGCTCAATGAGCTGGCTGTTATCATTCTTGCAAAGAAATTAGGATTGGGGTCGTGGATGAATTATATTGAAAAATACGGTATCCCGCCCGTCTTCGTTACTTCCGACCGACAGGACAAAAAACGGTTGGACGAACTGTTCGAGATGATGCAGGACTTCCGGAATAACTTTTTTGCGGTATTATCGGGAAATGAAAAGGTCGAGTATGGGAAAGAAGCCGGTGGAAATACAACCAATGCCTTTCTGCCGTTGGAGGAACGATGTGACAATCAAATTAGTAAGCGTTTGCTTGGTCAAACTGGAACGACCACTAATGGAGCATGGGAAGGAACGGCAGAAGTGCATGAACGTGTTGAAAAGTCCCGCCATGAATATGACAAGATGCTTTTCCAGTTCTATTTTAACTATATTATCATTCCTAAACTGGTAAAGATAAGTCCGGTATATAAACCGCTTGAAAGGCTGAAATTGAAGTGGGACGATACGGAAAGTCTGTCTATCACGGAATACATCGAAGCGATCAACAAGCTGGCTTATACCTTTGAGTTTGACCACGAAGAAGTTGCTAAAAAAACAGGCTTGCCAATAATAGGACAAAAGGCAAATCCCGGAAGTGAACAGCAGGGAGGAAATCAACCGAATAGCAAGAATCATCCAAACGATGAATCGAAGCAGGACAACACTCAAAAAAAAAAGAGTAATCCGAACAAGGCAATGACTTCTTCCGGTATAGCCGACATGATAAATTCTCTCTATTGTCAAGACGGGGAAACACCTACGGATGACGCAGGATTCTCACTGTCCGATAAGATACGTGACCGGATACTGGAACGTTTGCACAGTAAAGGCTTTGATGTAGAAAAAGACATTGACCCCGATCTGTTTGCCCATACGTTCGACTCTATCAGCAAAGGAGTAGATAAGGGGTTTGGAAAAGTTGAGTACAACACTCCGGATGCTGCCTTTCTGAATGAACTGCGGCATAACTGTATGGTATTTGCTGCATTCAAGACACACCGCCAGCAAAATGAGTTACATGCCCTGTTAATGGATGAAGACGGAAAGCGGAAGGGCTTTGACCAGTTCCGTAAGGACACGGAGAAAATACTGCAGGACTACAACGTGAACTGGCTACGGACGGAGTATGACACAGCCGTGAGGCGTGCCCGCTTTGCTGCCGACTTCCGTGGATATGTGGCGAACAAGGATTTGTATCCGAATCTTGAATGGCTACCCAGTGTTTCGGTGAATCCACGGGAAGCGCACAAAATATTCTATGGCACAATTCGTCCTGTAGACGATCCGTTCTGGAACACCAACTTCCCGGGCAACCTGTGGAACTGCAAGTGCAGGGTCAAGAGTACGGACGCTCCGGTGAATGTGAAAGGGAAAGAAGAACCTGTACCTCCGGCTCCGGGATTGGATAAGAATCCGGGTATTACGGAGGAAGTGTTCACAGGGTCGCATCCTTATATCAAGGATGCGGACAAGAAAGCACAAGAGGCAGTAGAAAACTTCCTCAATAAAAACATACTGAATACGGTGGGGAATGAAAAAACGACCCGGAAAGTTACAGCTATTGAAAACGAAATTCGCATGAATAAAAGTCATGAGACAGGGATGGTGATAGACAAGAATGGAAAGGTAATAATTGATAAAAGAGGCGAAGCCTTTCAAGTTCAATTTACAGATAGTGAATGCCTTTTGATGAAGGACAACATCATGACGCACAATCATCCGCGGGGGTGGGGACAGCCGGAAAAATCTCTGGGACGAATAGGAAGCTCGTTCAGCATCGAAGACCTGACTTTAGCCGTAGGCAATGATGTGGCAGAGATTAGAGCCGTTACCCCTCATTATACATTTTCCATGAAAAGACCCAAATCAGGATGGGGAGTGACAGTAAAAGAGCTCAAAATGGTGTATATGGCGAATGAATTAAAATTGAGAGACCAATTTATGAAGAGAATAAAGAAAAACACACTGACTCCCAGCCAGGCGAATGCTACGCACTTTCACCTATTGGCAAGACAGATTGCCAAACAATATAATTGGACGTATGAAAAGAAGAAAACACGTTAATCGGCATCTTCGAAGAGGGTGTCTCCTGTCTGATCAGTCCGTCTTTTATCATGCGTGGCGTCACCTTCGAGCAACTCGTCGGGAATACCATCCGGATATGCCGGACAGTAATAGTCATCCCTCTTGAAATGCTTGCAATGTGCACACTGTGATCTGTAGACGTTTAATATCTCATGACGATCATCAAGGGACTTGCCTCTATCGTTTTCATCTTTATATAACCTTTTTACCATAACTTATTTTGCTTCTAATAATAGACACAAAGATAAACGTAATATTTTAATAATTAATCTATGGTAACAAAAAATATTCTCAAGGATGTAGAAAAGGGAGTAAGACGCTATGTCGAAAAAGACATTCCCCGCATTGCCGGAAAGATGGCAGTAGATGAGTTCCGCGAGAACTTCCACCGTCAAGGCTTCCGCAATAACGGTATCACCCCTTGGCGGGACGTGAAACGACGTGATTCGCAGTCACCTTGGTACGGCTTCCAGTACAAGGGGGAGAAACGAACTTCCGTTGCAGTGACCAAAGACAAAAAGAGCGGACGATTGGTACGCAGCAAGAAGCAGCGGAAACTTAATTTCAGCCAAGCAGCTACAAAAAGGGGAATCTTAATAGGTTCGGGCAGTAACCTGATGAACAGTATCCGGGTGGCGGAAGCTTCTTCAAAGCGAGTGGTTATCGGTAGCGACCTCCCTTATTCCAAAGTACACAACGAAGGCGGATATATCCGTGTCTTCGGGAAAGCGAAAAAGAAATTGCCCAAACGGCAGTTTATCGGTGAGAGCCGGGAACTGATGAACGAACTGGAGAAAAAAATAATGGGAGACATCGACCGGATAATAGACCAAAATTTCAATCCATGAAAAGGTTTTAATTGCATTTTAAACCACTTAAAAAAAATAAATTATGATTTGGTGTAATATTTATAAAGAACTATCAGCCCGTATTATGGATATGCGGAAGATGCTCGACAGTGTGGCAGACTTGTCTCCCGAACTGGCGGAGGAACTGGCGGCTGTTCCTGATGTGAGGTACATTGACTTATGGCATGAACAGACTGACTATTTGGAAGAGGAACACCTGTTTCCGAGCCCTTCTGTGTTCATAGGCTTTAATACGCTTGACATTTCGGATATCGGCATACTGGCGCAAGACATTGATTTGCAAATC